CGAAATGGACGAGGAGAAAATACGAAAGCACTTGCGCAATATCTTCGGCGTTGCTACTGACTACGACGGTAACGCCCAAACGTGGCAGGGTGCAAAGTTCCTCGTTATGGCTTCGCGCGTTAATGGTGTGTTCTGTGTGGCGTTTACATACTTGGGGCTGTAACATCGCGCGTGTGCGCGTTCCATTATACATATATATAGGCTTTTTGTAGTGCTGGGGCTACCAATTTACCTTAATACGAATAACGCGCAGAAACGCCCCTAAAATCGCCTAAAAGGTTTCAGCCTTGCAACTATACCATTTTGGGACGAAATGCCGTTAGACGCGAAATTTAAACAAAATAACTTGCTATATGGGTGCTATTATAATTAACGTAGATACGTTCTACTCAAACAGGGCTTATTATCCTTTCCTTCCTGCTTCTGTCTTCGACGCGCTGGAAGCCGCCTATTTGGACGGCAAAGAAACGGCGGAAGTGTCGGAAGCGGACTATAATACTTTGCTGTCAAACCTCAAAAACGCGAAGTTATGCCCCGGACAATCGTAAAGCAATCGCCAATAAGCGAAGGCGTAAGCCGTCGTTTCTTTCAAGCGATCGACGCGCTTGTTACCTACAAGCTCGTTAGTGCGCTGGAGTCCTTCTGTGTCGAAAACTCGCTTAGTGCGCCGCGCTACCGCGAAATGCGCTTAGAGTTTGGCGTTACTCCTACGGGTAAGGCTTCACGCTATAAGAACGTGGAAATAGAAGCTATCTATGCGCTGGTTGCCAATTTCCCGATATCTGCAAGCTGGCTAATAACGGGGCGCGGCAATATGCTAACGCGGAAAATGACGGGTAAGTAATGAAGTATAGTATAAAGCTGGGGCTTCACGTTAAGCCAAACAACAAAGGCGAAGAAGTGGCGGAAGATGCCGCCATTAGGCTGCGCGTTTCTTGGTCGGGCTACCGTGCGGACTTAAGAAGCGGCTACGCTGTCGCGCCTTCCAAATGGGATGCCGTTAATGAAGTTGTACGCCCTAACACTAAGAACAAAGCAGGGCAGGCTGCTGGCGAAATAAACCGCGCTATCGTGAAGCTGTGCGCGTTGGTTGAAGACGTGCTAACGCGCTTTGAACTTGACAATAGACGCGCCCCGGACGTGAAGGAATTTAAGGAAGCCTTTAACCTGTCCGCTGGTCGTAGCTCTGCCAAAGCGGAAGAGTCGGACTTCTACCAATACTTCGACAAATTCACGGAAGCGGAAGGGTACGAGAAAAGCTGGACTAAGGCGACATATACTAAGTTTTCTTCCCTGCGCTTGCACCTGACGGGCTGGCGTAAAAACCTGTCGCTTTCCACGTTCTCAAAGGAAGACTTCGCGGACTTCGTGAAAAGCTACCTAATCAAAAAAAAGAAAATGCTTAACCCGTCAATAGATAAGAACATCGGCTTTCTCCGCTGGTTCTTACGCTGGGCTGCTGCCAACGGCTACTATAACGGGCTGGCACATCAGCAGTACCGCCCCCGTCTTCCGGGGCTTGACTGCAAAGAAGTTATATACTTGGAATGGGAAGAGCTGCAGAACTTCCTTAACTTCAAGTTTTCGGGTTCTAACCCTTCCTTCGCTCCCGTTCGTGATGTCTTCTGCTTCTGCTGCTTTACGGGGCTTCGCTACTCTGACGTTGCAAAGCTTCGCCGTTCTGACTTGCACCTAACGGCAAATCCGCCCTATATGGTTGTAATCACTAAGAAGACTAACGACAGGCTTCATATAGAACTGAACAAATACGCGCTTTCAATCCTCGACAAATATAAGGATATCCGCTTTCCGCGTGGGCTTGCCCTTCCTGTGGTGGCAAATGCCACTATGAACGAACACTTACACGATGCCGCCGAGGAAGCTGGAATAGCTGAACCCGTGCGTATTGTTCAATTCTGCGGACACGAACGTATAGAGCAGGTAGTGCCTAAGTATAGCGTTCTTACTACTCACGCCGGGCGTAGGACTTTTATAGTAAACGCCCTTCGGCTTGGTATTCCTGCGCCCGTTATAATGGAATGGACAGGACACAGCGACTATAAGGCAATGAAGCCGTATATTAAAATCGTGGACGCTGCCAAAATAGAAAACATGGCGAAGTTTGACGCTTTCGGCTCTGACGACGAAACGCCAGAAAAATAAGTACCCGAAAAAGTACCCGAAAATAGGTTTACTAATATGGAATACGCGGTTTCAATCGTTACCACTAAAAAAACACAAACGCCCGTAAAATGGACGTTTGCGCGTGTTTGATAGCCTTTGGCGAAATGGCTCTTAGAGCCTCCCTCTCCGCAATCAAGCTTGAAAATCAAGCATTTACAAATTAAGTACCCGAAAAAGTACCCGAAAACGGCTTTTTCGGGGCTTTTTTTACTCCCTGTTCGCTCTCCGGGCGATGTCTCTGCCTACCCAAATAAGTACAACTGCGAAAACCAAACCTAATATAAGCCAAACGTACCATTTGCTTTTTCCTGTCGTCTCTGTGCTTTTGGTTTTTTCCTTCGTCTTTATATTGGTATTCGTCTTCGTACTTGCTGTTACCTTTGTTTCCTCGCTGGCGGTAGTTTCCTGTTCTTTGGTCTGCTTGGTCTCCCTGTCTGCGTTGATGGTAATAGTACCCTTACGGCGTTTCTTCACGCTGCCAGCGTTAGGCGGTTTGTCCGCGTCTTCGCTTGTACGCATAAAATTCCCGTCTTTCTGCGCATAATTTCCGCCTGTAGCTGTGTCGTTCGCGGCTGGGTAGTATTCCCATTCCTCAAACTCTATAACTACGTTCTTCTGCTCGCTGGTTGCCAAAGCTTCGCTAATCTTGTCGGCTGTCGCCTTCTGTTCGCTTCGGCTGGAGTCCGTTACGGCTGTCTGCCGTAGTTCCTGCTTCGTGTCCGTCTTAAGGGTTGCCCGGCTGGTTTTGCAACCGAGCAGCCCTGTAAGAATGAAGGTAAGAAGCAAAGCAAATAAAACTTTCTTCATACGTCTTGGAATGTTTGTACGGCGTTGTTACTCCTGTTCAAAGTAAGGCTACCGTAGTTAATACAATTAAGTCGGCGCATCCAGCCTTTCTCAAAGACTTTTTGCGAAGGTCTGCGCTTGATGATGCCTTGAATGAAGGCTACACGCGCCTTTTTAATCTCCGCGAATAGCTGGCGCGGCTCTCTCGCGTTCAACGCTGCAAGCGTCTTCGCGCCTACAATGCCGTCCGCTGTCACGCCCAGCAGCTTCTGAACGCCTGTAATACCGTTCTTTCCGCTGCCCCATACCCAATCGACGCAAATGTTAGCGACGCTTTGGCTTTTAATTTGGTCGGCTTTCCACCTATCCCAAAAGTGGGGCTTCATAACGACGTTTACCGCGTCTTCGTCCGTAATCAGCTTTAGGTCTGCTACGTCTATATCGCCGTCGCCGTCCTTGTCGTAGCCCTGCGCCTTCCACGTCGCAATAGTTACGCCCTTGTTGGTTGCGCCGCCCCTGTCTGCCGGGTGGTTTCCGAAGCCGCCTTCCCAGCTAAGTATGAACGGGGCTAAAATCTTAATGTCTGCCATCGTCTCGATCCTTTCCTGTTAAGTCCTGTAGGTCGTCTTCGCTTATATCCAAATGCCGGGCGGCTTTGTTTACCAATACCTTTTGCAGAACCTTTGCCCAGCCAGCTTCGTTGCAACTGCTTTCGTTTTCCAAAATGCTAAGAAGCTGAACCAAACAAAAACCGCCGCTTATAAAGTTGGCTAAGTATAGTTCCGCAAACGGGTACATGTAGTTATCAATAAGCCACCCTAAGACGGTGCAAGCGTAAACGACGCAAAGGGTGTAAAACATGCGCCGCGCGTAGCTGCTCCTTACCTTGCCGTCGTCCGTCTTTGCTTTTGGGTTAAGCTTCTTTACTCGCTTTCCCAATCGGTACGCCGTGAAGCAATCTACAAGAATGGCGAACAGGCAAATACCAGCAAACGGTACGGTAGGCTCTAAAAGCCCCCAAACCGCGCCAATAAGGAAAAGCAACAGGCGCGAACCGCAGGAAAACAGCCCTTCAAAGAAGGCTTTTATATACTCAAACATACGCGTCCCCTTTCTACTCTTCTGCTTCCTCTACGATGCCGAGGTCTGCCTTAACCATAGCCTTTGTAGCGGCTACGAAAGTAAGGTAGTCCTTATAAGCCTGTTTTGCTTCCTGCTTCTTGGTCGTGTCTGTAATCACGCCCAAAACGCCAGCGTTGTACTCGTTGATGATGGCGAACTCCTGCGTTTCGTCCAGCTTCTCACGAATGACGGCTTTAACCAGCTTTTCGTAGGTTGGCTTATCCCACACTTTAACCGTATCGTAGTCGTAAACGGTCTTTACTTCCCCTGTTTCGGGGTCTGTCTCTTGGCGTTCCACGATGTTATAGTTATAGTGGTATGCGCCGTTACCCAGCGGCTGAATAACTGCCGGGCGAATGTCTGAACTTGATTTCATAAGGCTTAATTTTTACGTTTAACTTGTTAATAAAATAATCGCTGTCGCTGTACTTGCACCAGCCCCACCATGACGCTATCGCCTGTTTGAAGTCCTTTGCGTCGATCG